GGTGGACTTCGAAGTTGAGATGGCAGCACGACAGAAACAGATCATGACTCGCAGGGAAGCTCATCACAGTGTGCGCGTCCGACTGGCCAGATTCGCAGCGGTTGAGCCAGAGAAAAACGGTGGTCCGATACCAACCCTGTAAAGACATCGGGTGCCGGAAGTTTCGGACGAGGCCCCCCACCCTCTTCCTAAGGTGTCGGTACCCCGTTCCTGAATTGCCTGTATCCAAGCACCTTTCAGGTACGGCTCACCATTGTTAACATGCTGTCTAGTAGAGATGTTCTACCACTCTGGTATTTGGCTGGTATTGTCGTTGATGTTTTCTCTGGTGTTGTGGTTGTAATTGTCATTGGTTGATTGGTGGTTTATTGGCTGGAGTATCGCTGGCAGCTACCAAGGGCATTGACCATGACTATCCCCACTCTGTAGCACCATGACCTTGTGGTTTATTTGTGGGCGCAGCCCTTGGCTGTAATCAATGACGATCCCCACATCTACACATCAATCCCGAACATCTACCATCTGCAAACTCTGCAGCAAAATATTCTAGCTGTCGCGAAGGGCAGTCTGGCACATCGTGACCACAATCTGCCATCGGCCCCGCACAGGTCAATTCTGTGCGATCTAGAGGCATCACACGCAGCACACCCACCACGTATTTACAACTTCACATTTAGGAGCAGATATCTTGAGCAATGAGAATTTGGTAGTACTCGCGCAGTTGTTGCAGAACATTCGTCTATTCATCCGTGATTGGCTTGGTTGCACAGGATGTACCAGCCACGTCGCCACATCAGCCACACCGAGTCAGGGGGCAGAGCATGATGAGGCAGCTTGATTTCAGAGAGGTAGAAGGACTCGTCCTACTCGCGGCTCACACGAGACGCGGGACGTGGGGCCAGAGCACACTTTTGCGCGGTTGCAAGACCTTCCGCTGTGGTGGCCAGCTTCAAACAGTGGCGAGTCAGCACACGTTGTTGGTCGTTGCGCTCACAGTGGCATTGCGCGATATCCCCGCTCGTGACATCACTCGTCTATTGGCAGAACGACGACGCTTGAAGAAACCAAGGCTCATCGTCAGATGCACAGACAAGAACTTTATTGCAGCGATGCAACATCTGGCCACAGGGCAGGAGACAGGGGATGTGCCCACGCTTCGTGCTGGTCGTAACTTCCTCGGCATGCTGCTGTATCAGATCAGCCGCTTCACAATCGAGTACGAGTATGCAGAACCACAGGAGGCAACTGATGTGATGGTTGTTGCCCACTGGGTCAACCAACATGTCCACGATCCCAAACAGATAGAGGACATCCCCCAGATACTCAGGCCGACTTCTGTATCCGTCGTCCTCTAGTGTCCACTCACCTCGGCCAATCAAGGCAGGACGTCACCACTGCATTGCAGACACAGCATGACATGGTTCATGCATCCACTGGTGCAGTCGTTGGCATCCTGCCAGTTCTTTCCTTCCACAAGTTTTTTGCAGCCGCCATATTGGGTCGTTGTCTATGGTCTCGACACGGTCAACTGGGCTGCATCCCCTGATCAACATTTGTTCTCCAGTTGATCAGGGCACAGGGAGCAGATGCGCTTATCCTGCTCCCTCAAGTTTCAAGTTTGACTTTGCTGCTCATCGTCTGCTTCTTTCATCGGCAGATCTACAGCAAAAACGGGTGCGGATAGCTCAAGTGCCGCACCCACCCTCTTTACAAGTGTGCGTGTCCCATCGACTACACGCATGACAGCAGCAGTCAGGCGACAGATTGTGATGCATCGCGTCTGGTGCTCGTCTGTGGCCTTGACTGCTGCCCTTGATGACAACCCTTGGTCACAACCCTTGGAACGTTACAAACGTTACGCAGAGGGGATATGGGGGTGAAATCATCACAACTTTTTGTTGCTTTGGGACCGCCGCCCATTTCGATTCTTATTCCGGCAGTCCCATGCGCCAAAAAATCAGAAATACATAGAGGAAGAATGAAGAAGAAGTCAGTAGAAATGCATAGATTGCAAGGTACGTATCGACCTGACAGGCATGCTGGCAAAGCACGAATACAGTATCCACCTGGCGCAGATCGACCAAGGTTTCTATCCAAATGGGGTCGTCAGGAGTGGGACAGGGTCGCACCGATGCTCATCGCTGCAGAAGTCTTGCAGGAATCTGACACGATGATTCTCGCCGCTTACTGCGAAAGCTACAGTGCATGGAGAGCAGCCCTTGAACACCTCGCCAAGCATGGCCCAGTACTCATGGTGAAATCGACGACGCGTACTGGTGAATCGATTCGACCCGCAAAGAACCCAAGTCTGCAAATCGCGCTCGATGCCCAACGCTCGATGCTGGCAAGCGCAGCCCGATTTGGTTTCGATCCAACATCACGCATGAAGCTGGAGACCGCACAAGCCAACCCAGACGCAGACACGAACCCAGAGGCAGAGAACGACTCAGATGATGATGACGCGTTGTTCTTTCCCGATGCACAACATCTCAGAAGGATGAAGGAATGACGACTAAACAAACCACGACTCCCAAGAAGGAGTTACGCACCTTCAAATCCGTACAGCCCATGACTGTCCGCACCACGGCTGACGGTAGCAAGAAAATCGGTGGGTATGCAATCTTGTTCAACTCCCCTGCCGATCTAGGAGATTTCGTTGAAGTCTGCTCATCGCACATGCTTGACCGCACTTTGAGAGAGTCACCCGATGTGTTGATCTTGCGCGATCACAAACAAGAACTTCTCTTGGGTCGAACATCGGCACAAACTTTGGAACTGCGTGTTGATGCAAAGGGGCTGGCCTTCACCTGCACATTGCCTAAGACAGTAGTCGGTGACGATTGCGCGGAGAACGTCCGCATCGGAAATCTTTCTGGAGTGTCGTTTGGGTTTGCCTGCAAGAAGGATGATTGGCAAGTAGGACCAGACGGTAAGCCGATTCGAACGCTTTTAGATATCGACCTATTCGAGATTTCTCCGACGTCATTTCCGGCCTATAAAGACGCAAGCGTGGTGAGCATCCGCAGTTGTCCCGCAGCGTTGAAATCAAAGCTGCGGTCATTCGACGACGAAGACGACGAAGACGGAGAGGCAGGGAACGACTGTCAATGCCCCTGTGAGTTTTGCCGCGATGGAGACTGCGACCTGTGTAACAACACAGACTGTGATGACTCCGAATGTGAAAACTGCCCAATGCAGGATGACCAGCGAAGCGATCGACTTCGCGTAAAAAAGTTATGCGCTCATCGCATGAATTAACTAAATGAATTTGAAGTAAGCACGAGAAAAACCAATCCGGCTTATTCAAAAGGGCTGCTCCTTCGCGGAGTGGCCCTTCTTGTTTGTACAGACAAAACCCATAACCAATCCCGAACGGGAAGAAAGTATTTCACTACAAATGGAAATTAAAGATCTGAAGTTTCAGCGTAACAAGATGTTGACGGACATGAGCGCACTTGCTGGGAAGCCTTGGACTCAGGAGAGTCGTTCTGCATTCGACAAGATGAGTAAAGAAGTTGAGATCGTCGAAGCCGATATCGCTCGTGCTGAGTCGATGGCGAGTTTTGATGCAGAGAGTCGTTCGTTCCAGCGCAGTGCTCGACCTGGCACCATCGGTGGCAACTCTGCTGATGAGACCAGAAGTCGGGTCAATGATGCGTTTCGGAGCTATGCAAAAACTGGGCAAATTCGTGATGAATATCGAAGTCTGTTGACGACTTCAGACGTGACCGGAGGCGCTCTCATCCCTCAGGAGTTCTACGGCACCCTCGTCGAGGCACTCAAGTACTACGGCCCTATCGGTACGAAGGTTCGCCAAAAGATCACGAACAACAATGGCAGTCCGATGAAAATCGCGATGAGCAACGATACGGCAAACGGTCTTGTCCTTCTGGGAACTGAAGGCACTAGCGGCCCTGTCGAAACTGATCCCGCGTTTCAGAGTCAGTTGCTCGGAGTGGACACCGTCACTGGTGGTCTCGTAAAGGTGTCGTTCCAAGAACTGGAAGATTCGTCTTTCGATCTGGACACTTGGCTGCGTCAGAACTTCGGTTCTCGATATGGCCGTGGAATCGAGACTGCGATCACGACTGGCAAAGATTCTGCAGGCACCACGTTGCCTAATCAGGCGAATGGAGGGCTGCTCTCGATGGCGACCAGTGTTGCTGCAGTGAGCGCGAACCTTGCGGCTGGTATCGGTTGGAACGATCTGACTGCTCTTTTCAGCGCGCTCGATTCCGCATACACGATTACCCCATCGTGGGTGATGAACTCAGCGACGCGTTCTTATCTCATCGGTTTGAAAGACGGTTTTGGAAAGCCATATTTTCTGAACGATCCAAGCAACTCGGCCCCGTTCCAATCGATCATGGGATTTCCCATCGTGCTGAATCAGGCGATGCCAAACATGGGGACGGCCAATGCGACCCCGATTTTGTTTGGTGATTTGGATAAGAGCTACATGTTGAGGACTGACGGCGAACCCAGTTTGCTTCGCCTCAATGAGAGGTTCGCTGATCAGCTTCTGGTCGGTTTTTTCTTATACAGCAGAATCGGTGGTTGTTCATTGGCACCGACTGGTGTGTCACCAATTGTCAAACTCCGTCAAGCAGCAAGCTAATCAACGATTGAAAACAATTCTGGCCACCTCTGCCAACCAGCGGAGGTGGTCATTATTTTTGTCTGGAGAAATCATGTCCTGTTTCGACAAAGAATCAGCCCTTGGACTGCCACCACTGCAGATCCGACTGGTGGAGTCTGTTGGCAACCTGCCACTGGAAACCGCTGTACAACTACCCCGCGAATTTGCGCTGTCCCTATTGCGCCGACGTCGTCGTGTCGCTGTCCCTGTGGCAGTGAACGACCTGGCTGCACTGGTGATTGCAGAACCCGAATAGATAAAGGAGAACGATGAGTTTAGAAAAGATATTTGGAATTAGAGATCGTATATTGGCATTCAATGGGGCCGCGCTGACGGCAGATGATCTCAGCCCCATTGTGAAGTTGACGACGGACACAATCTACAAGCAAGCAAAACGTGGTGACCTTCCGTCGTTTCGAATCGGCACGAGTGTGAGGTTTGA